CTATGACATGGGCAAGCTCCACCGACAGATGCTGGAGGTGATGGGGATCCAAGACGCGGACGAGATCATCAAGCTGCCCGAGGACATCGCGCCCAAGGACCCAGTGGCCGAGAATATGGCCATCCTCAAACAAGAGCCGGTCAAAGCGTTCCTCTACCAAGACCACGAGGCCCACCTCGCGGTGCATATGGCAGCAATGCAAGACCCCAAGCTGGCGCAGATCGTCGGCCAGTCGCCGTTCGCCTCAGCAATCCAGAGCGCGCTGATGGCCCACATCACCGAGCACGTGGCGTTCCAGTATCGCAAAGAGATTGAACAGAACCTCGGGGTGCCGATGCCGCCCGAGAACGAGCCGCTGCCAGAGGACGTGGAAGCCGCCCTGTCTGGCGCCATGGCCGAGGCTGCGCAAAAGCTGCTCCAGCAAAACCAAGCCGAGGCTGCGCAGGCGCAGGCCGAGGAGGAAGCCCAGAACCCGCTCACCCAGATCCAGCTCAAGGAGCTGGAGATCAAGGACCGGAAGCAGACGCTGGACGAGATGGAGTTCGAGCACCAGAAATCCTTGGACATGCTGGACCGGGAGATCGAGATCGCTCACAAGGCCGTCACGAACGAGATTGCGCGCGAACGGATCGCCTCCGAGGACGAGCGCGAGGGCGCCCGCGTGGGCGTGCGGCTGGCGACGCAGGTGGCCGGCGACAACAGCGCCGAGCGTCGCGAGGCCATGAAGATGGGGACAAAACTTGCGGCCGATGTGGTCAAGGGCCTGTCGGACCGCAGCGACAACAAAACGGAGTAAGCCATGGAAGAAACAGTATTCTACCGGATGATCCGGCACATCCACGAGCGGCTTGAGGTGCAGACCGAATACATCATGAGCGGCGGCGCGCGCAACTACGAGGAGTATACCCGCGCCATCGCCCGGTGCACGGAGCTGCGCGAGCTGGAGGAGGTGGTAAAAGATATGGAAAGTCGCTATATAGATCAGTAGTATACGAAACACCCGCGGATGGTCCGCGCACGGCACGGCAGGCCGACAACTGCTGCACGAGGGACAGATGTACTCAGACAAAACAACAAGTGACGAGGGGCTCCGGCAGAAGCTCCCAGACCCTGTAGGGTTCAAGATCCTCATTGCCCTGCCAGAGATGACGGAAAAGACGTCCGGGGGGGTTATGCTGCCAGACAGTATGAAGTCCGCCGAGGAGACCGCCTCCATCATTGGCTATGTCATCAAGCTGGGCAAGGAAGCCTATTCCGACAAATCACGGTTCCCCGAGGGCCCGTGGTGTGCCGAAGGCGATTTCGTGATGTTCCGTTCCTATTCCGGGACACGGTTCAAGGTGATGGGCAAAGAGTTTCGCATCATCAATGATGACACGGTGGAAGCCGTTGTTGAAGATCCACGGGGGTATAGCCGAGCATGACTGAGAAAGATGAAGGCATGGAGATTGATCTGGATGCCGCAGGCGAGATCGAAATCGAGATCGAGGACGATACGCCCCCCGAGGACCAAGGCCGGGCCAAGCCCGAGGCGCAGGAGACCCCTGCCGCAGATGATGGCGAGGATGACCTCGCAGGCTACAGCGCGGGGGTGCAGAAACGCATCAACAAGCTGAAATACGACTTCCACGAGGAGCGCCGGCGCAAAGAGGAAGCCGAGCGACTGCGCGAGGAAGCCATCCGGTTCGCTGAACACAAGCACCGGGAAGCCGAGGCGCTGCGCCAGCGGATCACCGTGGGCGAGGGTGCGGCGGCCGAGCAGGCACAAGCCCGGATCACTTCCGAGATCGAGCGCGCCAAGAAAGACTTCAAGGACGCCTATGAGGCGGGCGAGAGCGACGCCATGCTGGACGCCCAAGACCGGCTGACCAAGCTGCGCAACGAGGAATTCCAGCTCGCAGCGCGGGCCCAGCAACAAGAGCAGCGGGCCCAGCAAGCGCAGCAACCCGCCCCGCGCGCGCCGCAACCGACGCCGCGGGCGCAGGTGGCAGAGCCGCCACAGCGGGCCAAGGAGTGGGCCGCTCAGAACGATTGGTTCATGAAGGACACCGAGATGACCGGATATGCCATGGGCGTGCACGAACGCCTCGTGAATACCGGAGTTGATCCGAACAGCGAAACGTATTATACTGCGATTGACGAGGCCATGCGGTCTCGTTTCGCAGACAAGCTCGGCGCGGGGGTTTCGGAGAAAGCACCCTCACGTCAGGCAGGTTCCGTGGTGGCCCCGGCGGGAAGATCGCCGAAATCACCGCGCAAGATCACGCTCTCCGCCTCCCAAGTCGCTCTCGCCAAGCGAATTGGTGTCTCCCCCGAAGAATATGCGGCGCAAATCCTAGAGCTCAGAAAACAGGAGAAAGCCAATGGCTGAACGAAACCCTCGCGCCTCCGCGACCCGTGAAGCCGACGCTCGCCCGATGCAGTGGAAACGGCAGTCTGTTATCCCCGCCCCCGAACCCCGTGACGGATGGACATTCCGTTGGGTTCGCACCTCATCCATGGGCGCCGCGGACAACATGAACGTCTCCCGGCGGTTCCGTGAAGGATACGAACCCGTCAAGGCATCGGAATTTCCTGAACTCAAGCTCATGACGGACTTGGACTCCCGGTTCAAGGACAACATTGAAGTGGGCGGCCTCTTGCTCTGCCGTGCCCCGACCGAATTGGTCGAGTCGCGCGTGCAAGGACAGCTCAACGAAACGCGCGCACAGATGGAAGCGGTAGATAACAACTACCTGCGAGGATCTGATCCGCGTATGCCCGTCCTGCAACCCGAGCGGTCCACCCGACAAACTTCGTTTGGCAAGTAATGCTTGCCACTGGAAACCCGTTCTAAGGAGAGAGACATGGCGACTGTAGCCACTCCATACGGCCTCCGCGCGGTGAACGCGATTGGCGGCCGTCCTTTCAACGGCGGGACCATCCGTGAATTCAAGGTGCCTGCGAACAACGCGGCCGCCATTTTCAACGGGGATCTCGTCGTCCTATCCGCTGCGGGCCAGCCGTCCGCAGTGTCCACTACCCCCACTACGTCCACCGCGGGCATTGTGGGTGTCTGCGTCGGCGCACGTTACGTGTCTGCCGAAGGCCAACCCACCATCAACCACTACCTCCCTGCCAACGTCATCACCGGCGGCGGTCAGGATGTATGGGTCATGGTGATGGACGATCCTGACGCGCTGTTCCACATCAAGGGCACGGCCGCGCTGGGCACGTTCAACTCGGGCACGGACGGCTCCGGCTGGCCCGGCGCGATTGGCAAGAACGCCCCGCTGAATTTCAGCGCCGGCGGCAACACCGCGACCGGCAACTCGGGCGTTGCCCTGACTGTCGGGGCTAACGGCGCCAGCCTTGCCTCCACCGGCACTCTGGCTGTCCGCATTGTTGGCATCGTGGGCGAAACCGCGTCGGATCCCTACCCGGAGTTCGTCGTGAAACTCAACGCAGGGGTGCATTCCTATGACACCTCGACCGGCGTCTAAGGGGGTCTGAAATGGCTACTATCTCACGCGCACAGGCCCTGAAAGAACTCCTTCCCGGCCTCAACGCCCTGTTCGGCCTCGAATACAAGAAGTATGAGGACGAGCACAAAGACATCTATGACACTGAATCCTCGGAGCGCAGCTTTGAGGAGGAAGTCAAGCTGTCCGGCTTTGGTGCGGCCCCGGTAAAATCGGAAGGCCAATCCATTGAGTACGACACAGCTCAGGAAGCGTACACTGCACGCTACAACCATGAGACTGTGGCAATGGGCTTCTCCATCACCGAGGAAGCGATGGAGGATAACCTTTACGACAGCCTCTCCGCCCGCTACACCAAGGCACTGGCCCGCGCCATGGCCTACACCAAGCAGACCAAGGCGGCGGCTATCCTGAACACGGGCTTCACCACGTTCCAGACGGGCGATGGTGTTTCCCTGTTCCACACGGCACACCCCACGGTGTCTGGTGCCACGAACAGCAACCGCCCCGCGGTGGATGCTGACCTCAATGAGACCTCGCTGGAGCAAGCGGTGATTGACATTGCCGCCTTTGTTGACGAGCGCGGCCTGTTGATCGCGGCGCGGCCGATGAAGCTGATCATCCCGCCGGCGCTGATGTTTGTGGCCACCCGCTTGCTCCAGACGGAGCTGCGCCCGGGCACGGCAGACAATGACACCAACGCTTTGCGTGTCATGGGCGCTATCCCGGGGGGCTATGCGGTCAACCACTATCTGACGGACTCAGATGCATGGATGATCCGCACGGACGTTCCTAACGGGTTAAAACACTTTGAGCGTGTCAAGCTCCAGACTGGGATGGATGGCGACTTTGACAGCGGGAACGTGCGTTACAAGGCCCGGGAGCGTTACAGCTTCGGGGTCTCCGATCCTCTGGGCATTTACGGCTCTGCTGGCGCCTAAACCCCTCAGATATGGCGAGTGATCGCCCCTGAAAGGTCCGCTCCGGCGGGCCTTTCTTTTTTGCCGCGGGCAAAGCGGTACATAATGCTTGACATATAGGTTGGTACTGGGACATATGATTAATTTATATGGCAAGAATCAGAGGGACAATCTATATGAACAGGACCACCCGGGAGGAAGCTCGCGCCGCGGGCGAGAAGCATTATTTCACCGGGCTGCCATGCCCCCGCGGACATGTGGCGCCACGGTTTACTTCTGTGGGGACGTGCACTGCCTGCGCCCGCGAGAAGGCCATGGAGCGCCACGTACACACCACAGGCATCCGCCGCCGGTATTCAGACCAAGCTGGGTTCATCGCGGCCGCGAGTGCACAGGGGCGGGGGTTTGATTATAGCCGCGTGAAGTATGCCGGGGCCAAGACTCCGGTTGAGATACTATGCCCTGAACATGGCAGCTTCTGGCAGACCCCATCCAACCACATATCCGGGAAGGGGTGCCCGAAGTGCAAGGCTGATGCCTTGGGGG